TCGAGGACATCGACAGTTATATAACGGTTATTGAAGGCAATGCCGGAGACATGGTTCAAAGAAAGTGGTATTCATACTCCGACATCGGTGGAAGGATCGCAGGCTTCGGAAGACCAAGATATGATGAACCTGACGAGTCCGAACCGACCAACAACACCGTAACGATCACCATTGAGATCGAATCTCAAAATGCAGACATCGTTATGGAAGCTCTGAAAGGAGCAACGATCACAGTCAAATAAGACTACGGTCTTATTTCCTGGAGTGTCGAGTCTGCTTCTTCGCTCGGCACTCCTTTTACAAGAAGACAATGTTCTGACCATATTGAACCTCTGGATAAGAAAAGGCCCTCAGCTTCGTGCTGAGGGTTTTTTCTTTTGGAATGAATTTGACCATAATTTGACCGAGAGAAAAACAAAAACCGCTAAACCTTCGACAGTTGAGCGGTCTTTTATGGTGGAGATGAGGAGAATCGAACTCCTTTATGTTTGTCTTACCAAAGACAAAAAGTGCTTGTTTTATGGACTTTTACGGCTTGATCAATTTCTTTGTCCATCATTAACGGACTCATTTTGACCGAGATTTTGCCCGAAAGTGAGGTCGATTACGGAAGCGACTCTTCTGTCCTCGCCATCAAGGATATGTCCGTAAGTGCCGAAGCTGTCGAAGCTGACGGAGTGTCCGACAACGTCCTTTATGCTCTGCTCCGGCAGAACGTTCTTCATCATGGAAATGAAGGTGTGTCTCAGTGAGTACACCGTGCCTGGAATACCGCGTTCCTTCTTGAGAATGGCCCAGTGATTACGCATGGTCGACTGATTCCCCATTGAACCGTCAGGAGAGCAGAAGATCCATTTCGTTCTCAGGTTCTTTGCTTCATTCCTGGCTATCGTCTGACGGAGTATTCCTTTCGCCAGTTCCCCTATGGGTATCATCCTTCGTGCATTTTCGTTCTTGCCTTCCGTGATCCTGCCGGATGCAGACACGGAGCGCCTGATAACGACTCTGTCCTTTTGAATATCATCAATGGTGAGACCGAGTGCTTCGCCTGGTCTCATTCCCGTCAAAAGAAGGAAAGAGAAGAGTGGATGATACCAGAGCTCGGAAGGCTCCAGGAGTCTCCTGACATCATCATTCTGGAGAACTTCCTTCTCCTTCTTGTAGTGTCCTTTCGGAATATAGAGATCACCACGCAGCAGCTCGCATTGATAGTCCTGATAACCAAACTTGATAATCTGCATGATGATTCCTCGGAGGGACTTGAGCGACTTCTCGGACAACGGCTTTTTCTCGCCTCTCGCTTCGTTTATGAGACTCTGCCAGTCTCGGAGGGTAACTTTACATATTTTCCTTGAACCGAGCACAGGTGCGATGTAGAGCCTTATATAGCGCTCGTACTGAATGTATGCTTCGGAATTTTCGCCACGTCTTGCTTTCACGTCTTCGAGAAACTCTTTTGAGACCGTATAAACGGACTTTTCACCTGTTCCTTCGTCATAGTACCATTTATCGTACTTTTTCTGTACTTCCTTACGGCCTTTAGCGCCTGGCACGGAAGAAGAGAAGGAGTATGTCTTTCCTTCTCTCATAACTCTGATCCGCCAGCGCTGACCATCCCATTTAGGACTGTTCATCGTTATGCTCCTCTTCCTTCTTTTGTAACTCAGCCAGATACTTGATATAGGTTATGGCTTGTTCCTGGTTCCTGTCTGACAGTCTGGAGAACTCCATCCATAGATCAGCTCTGATATTCAGTCCACCGTGAAATGCACCGGAAGGGAGTGTGTCTTCGTTTTTAGAAACTTCCATGTTTACGTCATATCCCATAAGCCAGGCAGGAGAGACATTTAATGCTCTTGCCATTTCTCCTATCGCAGACTGTTTAGGTACTACGAAGCCGTTAAGATACTTCGAGATAGATCCCTTCCCGATTCCGCTTTTCTTAGAGAGTTCGGATGCCGTCATACATCTAACTTCTAATGCTTCTCTGATTCTTTCTTTTATGTCAACCATATTATTACCTTCCTTCGCCCTGATTATATGACAAATTTATGACAGTTTCAATTTTGCAATTAAAAAGGGTTGCAAATTTGAAACCGAGTGTTAGAGTATAATCAGGTTTCAAAATTGAAACCGAACAAAAGGAAGGAGGTTTATATGGCTTACAAGACAGACAAATTGAAGGCACGAATCGTCGAAAAGTATGGAGATCAGAAGACTTTTGCAGAAGCTCTCGGAATGACTGAACCGACATTGAGCAGACTTCTCGCAGAAGGCAAGGACTGGAAAGGCTCTATGCTTATGAAGGCGATTGACCTTTTGGAGATTCCCCAGACTCAGGTAGACTCCTATTTTTTTGAGCCTGTGGTTTCAAAAGAGAAACTTCAAGAGGTGAAAACATGAAGGCTCTATGCGGACTCTATCCGTCGCTCGGCAGACATTTCAAGTCGATGACAGAGCTGGCTCACGCAGCGAACAGATCAAGAGATTATGTCTGGCGGTGCTTGAACGGACAGAGGGACTTCACCAGAGCTGACAAGAAAGCGATCTCGGCAAACATCGTGGCAAGCCTTCTCAGATCCAACAAATACGAATACTCGGATCTGGAGAACGCGATGAAAGCATACGAAGGAGACTTTGACGAGATCTACAAGGTAAAGGCCGATGACAGACGAACAGATCATCAAGACGAATGACCTTCTCATCGTAGTAGCGACAATGGCACTCCTCTCAGGACTCAGCCTGATGTGCATCAGAGAAGAACAGATCGTTTACCAGACTGAATATCCAAGCATAGAGGTCGAAGAGAGTTCGGAAGTCGAAGAGAAGAAGCTGAGGGAGATAAACCCTCATTTATTGGAAGAAAAGCAACTGAGGAACATCTGGCAGGACGTAGACATAACATTCCTGACCATAGAGACGGAGTATCTCGGAGTCTACTTCATAACGGCTTACTCCGATGAAGAGACGAACTCCAGGCAGACCGCTTCCGGCATAGAGGTTCACTACTCGGAAGACAATTTTGAACCGACAACGTGTGCGATAGACAGACGGTATCACCGTTTCGGAGACCTTTTCATGATAAACGGCAAGGTCTATGTCGCGGAAGACACGGGAGCATTTAGCGGACTCTGGATCGACTGCTTCGTGGAAACGATGGAAGAAGTATGGGAATGGCCCACATCGTATATGTCAGTTTACTCGGTTGAATACAAAGAAAATTACCTAAAAGGTAAGGAAAGGAAGATAACGCATGAACGGTTTAACAGTTATTTACATCATCGGAGCGATGGCGCTCGGTGTCCTTATAGGGATGATAGTTGAGCTCATCCTCGACAACCAGACGATCATGGAGCTCCGTGAGAAGAACAGAAAGCTGACGATGGAGAACATCCAGCTCAGGAGAGAAGCAAAGCACGAAGTCATCGAGATCATCGACAACAGAAGTGCAATCGATGAAGTTGAGTTCGGAGGTTTTTAAGTATGGCTAATCAACATAATAATCTGGCAACAATGTCTCGATCAGATTTTGAGAAATATTGCGAAGCGCAAAGTGATGAGTGGAAAGTCGAAAAACTATATAAGACTTTACATGATTTAGCCAAAAGCAAGGAAAACTGTCAGGTTCAAAACAAGCAAATTTTACATGACTCACATGAAATAGATTCTTATAAGCATGAGCTTGACATACTTAGAAACAAGACAGATAAATGCAATTTTCTTTTAAAGAAAGTCGGATATAACCCCAGAAAGCTTTTGGTTTATTACAAAGAGTCAGGAGTAAGAGATTTTATCTGTAATCATTGTTGTGAACGAGATTGTTTTACTTGTGAAAATCATTATGAACAAGATTGTATCAATACGTTTGTCCTTTATGACTTTTACTTTTACATCGGTACAACCTATGACGATTTTGACGGCTTTGAACACAGTGTTCTTGAAGGAATTGACGTTAATTTAGATGATGTTTGTCTCCAAGACGTTACTAAAATTGTGGACTTAGATACTAACAAAGTTTTATTTGAAAAGGACGGTGACAACTAATGGCAAGCATATATGAACTCAAGAACGAATTTAACACTCTTTGGATGATCCTGGAAGACGAGCTCGTCGATGATGAGGCACTCGTCGGAGCATGGGAGACGGCAACAGAAGACCTCTCCATCAAACTGGAGAACTGCTGCAAGTACATCAAGAATGAGGAAGCAGTTATCGCTGGACTCAAGGAAGAGGAAGAGCGACTCAATGCCAGACGTAAGGCTAAGGAAAACGCGATCAAGAGACTCAAGCAGCTCATGCAGGATGCCATGACAGCAGCAGGTGAGAAGAAAATCCAGTGTGGAACATTCACCACATCAATTCAGAATAATGCTCCGTCAGTCGTTGTTGATGAGCAGTATATCGAGAACATCCCTGCCGAGTATCTGAGAGTCAAGGAACCGGAGATCGACAAGAAGAAGCTCCTGGAAGATTTGAAGTCAGGTAAGGACTTGGAAGGACTTGCTCATCTGGAAGTCAAGCAGAGTTTAAGGATCAGGTGATTCCTATGAAGCATTACAGAAATCTTAACGGGTGCGTCAGTAAGATGCACCGAGTTATCTACGACGCTTATGACAGAGGCTACGCACAGGGCCGTAAGGACTACGAAAGAACGAAAGGCTCCTGGCTAGAAGTACCACAGAAGAAGTATACGAGCTTCAAGTGTTCTAACTGTAAGAGCATGGTCATAGCAAAGTATCTCTTCTGTCCTCACTGCGGTTCACCTATGTCGGAGGAAGCTTATGGAACAGAAGAAAAGTAAATATCACGTTTATAGGTTTGGTATAGGGAATGGCTGTTATGCCAGAGACTACAGAAGGGACTTCGTTGGATCCACATGGGCCGTATCAGACAAACAAGCTTGCAGTCAGGTCAAGTGGAGAGAGCAGCAGAAGTATAACTTCAATTTTCTGGAACCTATCTATGACTCACTCGGCATGGGATATGTGAATTTCTATCTGAAAGCTTTCAAGGCTTCGGAGGATCCCTATGTCGAAGTCGGATGACATCAAACAGTATCTCAAATTATTAAAAGCGTTAAGCGGAAAGGAAGGTAAAGGAATGGGTATTCCCATAACAAAAGGTAAGATCGAGACCGCAAAGAAGGTCGTGCAGTATGGTCCGGAAGGAATTGGAAAGTCAACACTGGCTTCCTGCTATCCTTCTCCCGTATTCATTGACGTTGAGGGCTCGACAAAGGAATTAGACGTTGCCAGATACCCGACACCACAGACATGGAACGACATCATCACTTATGTGAATGACTTTGCGGAGTCTATGCCTGGCAAGACTCTGGTAATTGACACGGCTGACTGGGCCGAGCAGCTCTGCATAACTCAGGTCTGCATTGATCAGGGTGTTAAGGGTATTGAGAGTGTCGGCTATGGAAAAGGCTACGTCTATCTTGCAGAGAAGTTCCAGGAGCTTCTCAGGAAGTGTGACGATCTCATTGATCAGGGAGTCAATGTTGTCTTCACGGCTCATGCACAAATGCGGAAGTTTGAACAGCCTGACGAAATGGGTGCATACGACAGATGGGAGATGAAGCTCTCAAAGAAGGTGTCACCACTCTTGAAGGAATGGGCCGACATCGTGCTCTTCTGCAATTACAAGACAGACGTTATCACGGACTCCAAGACACAGAGCAAGAAGGCAACAGGCGGAAAGCGTGTCATGTATGCTTCCCATCATCCGTGCTGGGACGCTAAGAACAGATACGGTCTCCCTGACGTAATGCCGATGGAGTTTAGCCAGATTAAACATCTGTTTGAAGGTATCGAGACCAAACCGAAGGAGCCTGACTATCGCATGAAGCTCCGCGAGTTCATGAAGGACATGAAACCTGATCAAAAGCAGGAGATAGTCAACAAGTACGGCATCAATGCCAACACTACGAACGAAGAATATAAAGCCATTTATGAAAAAGTAACAGGAGGAATTTGATATGGCAGATGAAATCAAGAAGGTAGAAAACGCAGCAGAGATGGACTGGGATAGCGGTATCTCAGCAGAGGCAGGACAGTCAAACCTTCCACCCGTCGGAGAGTACGGATTCACAATTACGGAGTTTGAAAAGACTGTCTCCAAGACAGGAAAGAAGATGGCGAAGATCACTCTTGAACTTGACGAAGAAGGTCAGTTCTGGAAGCTCAACGATTATCTCGTACTCCAGGATAGCATGGCATGGAAGCTCGCACAGTTCTTTGAGTGCCTGGGCCTCAAGAAGAAGGGCGAACCTCTCACATCAATGCCCTGGAACAAGGTTCTCAATGAGACGGGCCGTGTGAAGATCAAGCACGAGGTCTATGAGGGTAAGGAGAACTGCAAGGTCGACAGATACATCATCACTGATGCTGCTCAGGCTCCGAAGGCTCCTGATACTTCGGACGTTCCTTTCGAGGTATAAGACATGGATGACTCAAGAGCTTTATTAAATGCGCTTAACGCTCTTGATCCTGCGAAGTGTTCTTACTCGGAATGGATCCAGGTAGGCATGGCCCTCAAGAGCGAGGGCCTGCCCTGCTCGGTCTGGGATGACTGGTCACGTCGTGACAGTGCTCGTTATGTTGCCGGAGACTGTGAGAAAAAATGGGAAACTTTCCAAGACTCAGGCACAAACGGTGGTACTATCGTTTACCTTGCCGAACACTATGACAATTATAGCCCATATCACGAGCTTGACTGGGATGACGGGCTGGATGCCTATTATGAGGAAGTCCTTACCATAGAATCAAGGGAGAATGAAAAGCCGTATCAAATGGCTGCACGTTTCCTTGAGACTCTTTTCCAGCCTGACGAGTCGGTATCGTATGTTCATTCTGCAAAATGGAAAGAGGACAAAGCAAAGTGGGTTCCTGCCGATGCAGGCCACGTCAGGAATGTCGGTGACATCATCAAAGATCTCCGAAAGCACAGAAAACTCGAAGATGCTTTCGGGACATTCAAAGATGAAGCCGGAGGCTGGATCAGGATAAACCCGACAACAGGCCCGAACGACAAACAGGTCACACGCTTTGCATATTCTCTCGCGGAGTCTGACGATCTCTCCATAGAAGACCAGAAGAAGCTCTTTATCAATTTCAAGTTACCGATAGCGACTCTCGTTGAGTCAGGCGGTAAGTCGGTTCACGCTCTGGTGAAGATAGATGCGAAGGATGAAGCCGAGTATAAGCAGAGAGTGTCGTTCCTCTACGACTGGCTTGCAAAACACAAGTTTGTAGTAGATGAGAATAACAAGAACCCTGCAAGGCTTTCGAGACTTCCTGGTGTCATGCGTAACGGAAAGCTCCAGAAGCTCGTGGCAACTAACATCGGCTGTGCTTCGTGGCTTGAATGGATAGATTATATCGAAGGCATTGATGATGACCTTCCTGTTCTCCGTTCTCTCGGAGAACAGCTCAAAGATCCCCCAGAGTTATCTCCGGAGCTTATAGGAGGAATACTTCGTGAAGGCTGCAAGATGATAATCACAGGAGAGTCTAAAGCAGGCAAGACGTGCCTGTCTCAGAATCTGGCGGTCTGCATAGCAGAAGGTATGCCCTGGCTTGGAAAGTTTCCATGTGAACAGGGGAAGGTTCTCTATATCAATCTCGAAGTCGAGGAAGCATCTCTCTATTATCGTTTCAAGGCTATGTATAAAGCGATGAACAAGAAGGTCACTAATCTCGGAGGCGAGAATATCGTTTTATGGAATCTTCGAGGTCATGCAGCTCCTATGGAGAAGCTCGCTCCTAAGATAATCAGACGATGCAGGAACTCAGGCCCATATAAAGCCATCATCATAGATCCTCTCTACAAGGTGCAGCAGGGTGACGAGAACAGTGCAGAGGCAATTATGACCTTCTGTAATGCTTTGGATAAGATAGCGCACGAGACAGGAGCTGCGATCATCTACGACCATCATCATCCGAAGGGAAATGCCAGAGAAAAGGTCATTGACCGAGGAGCCGGAAGCGGTGTCTTTTCAAGAGATGCAGATGCTCTCATTGACATCTCAAATCTTGATCCCGGCAACGATGCTCCGGATCTGGTCAAGTCACTGGTCAAGGAAGGTGAAAGGCCGATGGTCATGTCATTCGTACTGAGAGACTTCAAGGACATCGAAGAGCAGAAGATCTGGTTCAAGTTTCCTCTTCATTACATCGATGAAGCAGGACTCTTGGAAAACTGTCATATCGAAGGTTCTGCCGAGGCTAATTTCGGTAAAAACCCTAACAAGAGATCTCTTGATGAAAAAGCACGAATCGTAGAATTTGCTTTTAATCAATGTCAGCGTGGTGGAATTGCAAGACTTTCTGAAATGGAACAATACACCGAAGTTAAATCGAGAACGCTTAAAGAATGGGCCGGAGAAACTGGCCTTTATGAGCTCGGAACAGGGTACATAAAACGCAAGGACATATCGTAGTAAATCTCGATATGCAGAATATGTAAAAGAAAATTAAGGAAATGTGCACATCGACTATATATAACGTGCATGCATGCACATTATCTGTACCTGGGAAAAAACACCGCCCTAAAGGCGGCGGTGTTCTTCCCTATCAGGTACTATCCGGCGATATGCCGAGAAAGGTGACGAATGATAACTGCAAAACAGTACACAGACACCTACGTTGAATACAAGAGGATGCTCCGGGAACATTCTGAACGGATATTCAAGTCGACCGAGTGCAGAAAGTTACTCATCAAGAATGCAGCTACGGCAGATCCGTTCGACTTACTCCAGGAGACCGTTAATTGTATCTACGATCTGACAGGAGATAAGTGCTTTTTGAATCAGGTCACGGAATCTATCGAAAGGAGAAGAAAATGACTAACGCAGAAAAGTATAAAGAAGTTTTCGGGATGGAGCCTGCAAAAGAATGTTGTCCGACAAGCTCATGCAGTGATTGTCCCGGAAAGCTCGACGATCATGGCTTATGCACTTTTAACTTCTGGAATAAAGAATACGAAGGTGGTGAATCATGAAAAAGGTAATTATCAAGTTTAACATCATGCTTCCGGCTGACGAGAGACTTGTTCTCGAAGCAAAGTTTCGAAGAGATTATGAAAATGGTCTTCTTATCGTTCCTAAATATTGCTCGGTCTGTGTGGTCGGTGACGAGCTCGAAGATCTGGCAGCAGAACCGGGGTTCTTCGGAGGTGATGGCTTATGAATCAATTCTTTTTAGAGTTCAACACAATGCCGAAATCGACCGCTCAACAAAAGAGATATAACGGCAGGACTCGAACATATTTCAAAGATGCCCGTCTCATGGAGACTGAGAAGGAGTTCTACTACGCTTTGAAGCCTTACGCTCCGAAAGAGCCGTCTCTCGCTCCGATCAAGCTCTCCATCTGGTTCTACTTTGACATTAAGGACAGGAAGAAGTGGAAGCAGCCGAAAGTCTCGAAGCCTGACGTTGACAATTATTCCAAAGCCTTCATTGACCAGATGGCAAAGGTAGGGTTCTTTGTCGACGACTCCCAGATAGTCTCTTTGCACTTGGAGAAGTTCTACGCAGAGAAGGCTTCGATCGTGGTCAGGGTTGAAGAATGGAAGGAGGAAAAAGAATGAGTGAAGTTAGATTGATTGACGCAAACGCTTTGAAATATAAAAACCTTGCAGAAGTTAATGGCAGATTAACCTATGTCTTAACCGCAGAAGAAATCGACAATGCCCCGACAGTTGAACCGACATTCAAACCCATTGCCAAAGTGAAGTTTGATAAAGAACAGTTGCAAAAAATTGTCGACAAGGCAAAAGCGGAAGTGTTAGCGGGTATCGAAAGACCGCAAGGCGAGTGGATAGAAGGAAGTAATGGAAATATTAAATGTAATAAATGCGGTGCGGAAATCAGATATTCTTATATTGCTAATAATAAACTTGATTTTCCAAAATTTTGTTGTGATTGCGGTGCAGATATGAGGCCTAAAACCTGCACTAATTGCGAGACCTTCGGACATGACTGTGGAGATTGTGAGGTGGGTGACGATGACTGACAATCAGTACGATGCTCACATCTGGCTCTCGCGAATGTGGAACGCGGACAAGGACATTGAGAATATTCTCATCAGGCGCGAACGGATCGTCTCGTCAATGTCGGGAATAGGGAAGTACGACTCAGAGTTCATTCCGACTCAGACAGGCGAGAACTCCACCGAGACCAAGAACCTCGAATACTCGTTCCTGACAGAGCAGCTCGAAAAGAAACTCGCGGAGATGTCACGCGAGAACGTAAGGACTCAGCAGGCGATAGAGAAGGTCGATGACATCATGCTCAGAGGTATGCTCAGAGCAAGATACATTCTCCGTCTGTCCTGGACTGAGGTTGGAAAACAGTATCACTATGGCAAAAGCCAGATGCACGAGAAATACAAGAAGGATGCTCTCGATGCAGTATATCCGTACATACCGAAGGAGGAGATCTATGAAACTGTCGCTAATCATTCCGGTACACAATCTTGAGAAGTACATTGAGCCTATGCTCATATCTCTCAAGTATCAGGCATTTAACCATGACGAGGTCGAACCTATCTTCATCTGTGACTCGTGCGATGATTTGACTCATCAGATGATAGAGGTCTATCTCAGGAAAAGCTACAAGAACCTCATCATCCTTGACCGCGAATATCATTCAAGCGGACTGTCCAGGAATGACGGCTTGGAGCTCGCGTCAGGAGATTATATCTGGCTGCTGGATGGTGATGACTGGCTTATCGACAATCACGCTTTCAAGAAGGTAATGCAGTTCTTTGAGGCGAGTCCTGACAGTGAAGTGCTTCATGTCGGGTACATCTCGAACACATATCAGGACTACTCGTATCTCTATACCGTCTGGCAGTGGGTATGGAAAGCGGAGCTGGCGAAAGCCGTCATGTTTACGTCAAGGAAGTATGACGATGATGTCGAGTGGGTGCAGAACATGATCCTTACTCACAACATCACGGTCTATCCGAAATGGGATCAGCCGTTCTACTTCTACAATTACATGAGGGAAGACTCCGTCATGTTCAATAGAGCGTTTGAGGAACTTTCATAAAACATCGGAATCAATCGGAAAAAGTTTTGTGCTATTGTGTAATTGGTAAAATGATGAAACCCGTAGATCATCAACACATTCAAGCATAGTTCATTCCGATTTAAGCTGATTCATTGTTTTATCTTCCTTTCAGAGCGCTCTCAGGCACGGGAGCGCTTTACTAATGGGAGGAACACATCATGAGATCAATAGACAGAAGATTCTACGAGTCTCCGGAATGGAGATCATGCAAGAAGACATATCTGGAAAAAGTAAATCATTTATGCGAGCGTTGTCTTGCTCAGGGAAGATATGAGCCTGCAAAGATAGTACATCACAAGGTGTATCTGACTCCTGAGACGATGACACCGGAGCTGATGTTCGGCTTCGACAATCTCGAAGCTTTATGCCAGGCTTGTCACAATGACGAGCACGGCAGGTCGAAAAATAAGAAGAGATGGAAGTTTGTTGAGGGCGAACTCGTCACGAATGATTAGGTAATCACGACAAGGATAGTAATTGCAATACGAAAGCTCAGGAGCCTACTGAGTTTCCTTGTCGTTTACATTTTAGGCTTTCACGAAGGCGGTGAAATATGACATATAAAGAAAAGTGCGAAAAGGTTAAGACTCTGCGTAAACAGGGCAAGACATATCAGGAAATAGCTGATGAACTCGGTTATAGGAAACAACAGATTGAAGAGTTTTGTCGGAGAGAGAGTCTGGGATATTCAGAAGAAGAACGTCATCGGGCTATGAGCGAGAACCGAAAAGGTAAAACTGCATATAATAAAGGGAAAGTTCTTGCAGACTGGGAAGAAAAAGTCAATATAAAGTTTGATGGCTTATTTGAATTAGTAAAGGTTGGAAATACAAAATTACACAGTGAACGTGATATTACTGTCAGATGTAGACAATGTGGAATGGAAAAAACATTGTCTTCTCAATCATTTAAAGGTGAATGTGGCAAGCATGGTCATTGTGAGAATTGTGAACGAAAGACTCGACAGATAAACAGACAACTCGAAAATCAAAAGATCAAACTGAAAAAGGAAAAGTCAAGAATCAGAAGAATACTTGAAGACAAACAGATTAAGATAAACTTTTGCAGTCGATGTGGACAGGCAATAGATTCTGGATATAAGTATTGTGATGATTGTCGGGAAAAAGTAAGAAAAGAAGCCAAACAGAAAGAAGTTTATAAATATAACAAGGCAATATCATATCGAGCTGAGAAGAAACGTAAAGAACGAATAAAAGGTGTAAAAAGTGATCACATAAAACTTTCTGATCTGTATTTGAAGTTCGATGGGATATGTTGGTTATGTGGCGAGAAGTGTGAATGGACTGATGGATATTGGAAAAACAATGCTTTTCATACTGGAAAGCGTTATCCATCGCAGGATCATGTGATTCCACTCGCAAAAGGTGGGGAAGACACTTGGGAAAATTCAAGGCTTGCTCATGTGTCTTGTAATTCGAAAAAAGGCACGAAGTTAGTTGACAAAAATCCCCCCCATACCAGTAGGTAAATGTGCTGTCTGAAAACGAGTCAA